CCGAACGGTCAAATCCAGGGCATAACGGCTATTAGTCAGTTAAAACAGCATATTCCAATTTCCCGTAGGATGCACTACATACTACCTTAAATTCCTTGATCTCACTCACCTGAATCCCATTTTTGAATGCCGCAAATCCGATGTTTTTTATCATAAAATTTTTATAATCCGGGTTAGGGCTGTCAGGTTTGTCAAAATCTGCCTTTTCGATCTTGTAGGTTAAGCCCAAGCAAAGCCGGGTGGTTTCCAGGCCCGAGTCGTACCAAAACATCCAGCCTACAATGTGCCCAAAACTTGCTCGGGAGTTATTGTAGATTAATGTCGATTCCTTGAATTTTTCTATGCCAAACTCAGTTATCGCTTTGTCGAGCGATTCGTTTCCAAATTCAAGGGCAAAATCTGCCTGCCCGATAGATACCCCATGCTTGGGATGCCTCCAGGTCTTGGATATTTTACGCGTCGATCCAGTAGGACCGCTCGCAAACTTGTACCGCCCTTTTGTCCGGCGGAAAAGATAAATTTTATAGTCGGCAACATTATCCGCGTCGCCCACGCCGTAAAGCGATATTATCGGCCACTTACCTTTATCCTCAACGTCGCCGGTTTTATAGTTGTCAATGGTGAGCGTGATGGGGTATTTCGGGGCTTCCGTTGGGGTTTTTGCCATACCGGCGCCGCTGATCTCCCACGAACCTTTGATGGTCATGTATTCGGTTTTCTCGATCGGCTGCCGAACCTTGCGGGCGAACAAACGGCCATCGGTTGTCAGCAGCCCAAATTCGGCGATCGACTTTCCGGCGGCGTCCATGTAGCCAAAGGTGAAGTTGAAGCGCACGGTGTCGGGCGCGGGGTACTCGACCGTCTGCACATCGACGATAGTGGGGTCGGTTATCGACGTGTCGTTCTCGGTCGGCGCGGTTCCGTTCGTTCCCGCCGCGACCTTTGAAATGGCCGCATTTGGCAATCCTGCCAGCGCCTCGGCGGCGATCTCATAGGCCCCGTTTACGATTTGGTTGCTTTGTTGCAGGCTCCACAACTCACGTCCCTGCTGGTCGTAGGCGATCAAATGCAGGACGCCGTCTATTGGTTTTACGATCTGCTTCATAATTAGAAATCTGTACGATTGTTTGACCCTATTACAAAATATCCAATATTCGTTTTAGCCAACATAAGGCTTACATATCCACCTTGTGAGACAAGGATTATATTGTCGGATTTATAACTATGACCTTTAAACTCACTTTTTACTGATACATTAACAGTAATAATATCGCCATCCGATATAATTATAACAGGAATTATCGCAGGCATTTGGCTGAATTTTACTTTGTCGATACCGATGTCGCCGCAATTTATTTCCAGGTCTGCATTATTACCTGACGATGTTGCATTCGTAATATTAACTATCGTTGATTGCCATTTTCCATTTGCGGTATTATATGTAAAAAGATCAGTTATCGGAATTGTGAGAATGTTGGATATGCTGATATTTTTAATACCTTCCACAACACACGGCGCTAAAGTCCTTTCAAGTAGCTCCGCAGTTATTGCATTTTTCTGTATGACCCGACCGGTGATTATTTCGTCGGCGAAAATGCTCTCATCGTTCAATGATTCCTCTGCGATTTGGGACGCTGTAATAGTTTTATCGGCTATATTTGCAGCGGTAATCTTTTTCGCGCCAACCGTCGGACTCGGGTACGTACCGGCGAGATCACCACCGGCGATCTCGGGGATCAAGTCTATCACCTTGCCCAAAAACTCTCTGATCTTCGGCTCGGTGATCTCGCCCGTGTCGTTGTTCGGGAAATACTGCTCAAGCAGCCCCTTTAAGTCCTCTTTTTTTGCCATATTCTTGCCTTTTTATTTGAATCCACGATTAAACCCCGCCGAGAATGCACGTCGGCGGGTGGTAACTTCAACATTCAGCCAGTCGTTGGTGTTGAAGACTATTTCGCTGGCCTCGATTCTCTGATAATAGCCTACTTCGACCAGGTGCGACCGCTCATTTTTATAGAACTCGACGAACAGGTGTATTTTTCGGCTCTCCTCGGCGGTGATGTGGCGGCTATCATCCGCCTCAACGAATACGCGGAACCGCGCCCAGTCTTCGGGGCTTTCAGGGCCGCCGGGCAGAGCCGTTACGCCCTCCTCCAAAATGACGATCGGGAACCCCACCGTGCGGCACGCTTCGCGAATAGCCCACGGCGTACCGATAAACTTGTGCAGCGCGATGGACTTCTTAATGATGTCCCGCTGTTGCTGTTCGGTCTCTGCCATTCCGAATCCTTGCAACCCGTCGATGTCGAACTGGTCGGCAAGATACGGCAAGGCGCTCGGGGCTACCGTGTCCACCAAGTACGGCAGGAACTCCGATAGGTCCCAGTTGTCCCATCGGTCGGCCACCATTTCCGAAAAGGCCCGTGCCAGTTCGTTGTCGCTGATCGCGCTTGCTATGACGTTTTTGTCATCCACGGCTAAATCCTGTTACGTTCACGGTTATTCCCGTGCAATTTGGAAATTGTTCGTCCGATATGATCAGGTTTGCGGCCGGCGCGACGACCGTAACGTCGTACACGCTGGACAACCGGCACGCTTGGGCAATGTGCGACCGTATGATGTCCAAACCGAGCTTTGCCCGCTTCTCCTTGGCAAAATCTTCCAAGGCGCTGGTGATACTTGCCCGCTCGGTCGCGGCATCGGCGCCGTCGTACAGCACCACGTCCACCATGAGCGCATAATCCTCGCGCTCCGGCGCCGATACGATTACCGTGTCCGTGAGCGGCCGCACATTCTCAGCGTTGCACACGTTGTACACATCCGTAATCACCTGCGCGGGCGTTTCCTCTTCATTCGTCAGTGGAACGATCAACACACTACCGGGTACCGGCGAAGACACGGACACGTCGGTAATCATGGCGTTGGCACTTTTCGCGTAAAACTTGTAACTCGACCGAGATCCTGCCGATGAATATTGCGATGGCGCCAGTTTGATGCGCTCACGGAGCTGCGCGTCGCTCTCCACATCGGAACCTCCGCCCGTGACGTCGATATTTTCTACCGTCGATACGAACGCCAGCGGGTCCAGTATTTTGTTAATCGTACCGACGGCATAACCATTCCCCACCTTGCCCGCAACGTCGGCCAAAACGGACAGTTCTACGGTCATAGTGGCGGGGGCGATTATGGCGTCGTCGATCGTGCGGAATATCGCCAAACCGTCGCTGCTCGATACGCGGGTTCCCTCGGGAATCAAAACGGAGCCGTGCCCTGCAACAAGAGTGAAGCGGACGGTACACCCAGCACTGGCCGCCGGCAAACGCTCGACGGCCACCAAACCCGCGATGTAATCGAGGATTGGCGCGGTGCTGAACTGGTAGAGCATTTGCCGCATACCCGCATTAAAGCGGTTCACAAGTAGCGTTTCGCGGAACACCACGAAATTGAGGATCAACTGCTCGACTTGGGCAGGTTGCAATTCACGCCCCAACAGCTCCTCCAGCTTTGCCTTGCTCTCCGCCATGATTACGGCGGGATCACGTTCCACGAATGTTGGGATATTGTTGTCAATAGCCATTATATGATCGTTGTTATCGTTATCTGTTCTGCCGATCCTACCACCGTGCCCTCGATCTTAAAAACTGTGTGGGCGGCATCGTTACGGCTCGCGGAAATGCGGGTTACATCGAGGCGCTTTTCCCACCGGCCGATGGCCGTGGTCGCTTCGTAGATGATTTTTCCCAACACCGATGGCAGGGGTTTATCTAAATATTGGTACACGTTGCTGCCGAACTCCGGGCGCAATGGATCGCTGCCCGGGATGGTCGTCAGGATGATATTGATGGACTGTACAATATCATCCACCCCCTCGACGATCGCCGCCGGATCGTCCATGCTGACCTGCCAGTTTCGTGTGTCGTTCGGTGCAATCATACGGCGCTTGCGGTTATGGTTCCCGTTACTGGGCCGGCGGTATTCGCCAGCGTGATCACGGCGGTATTTACCCCCTCGACGATCGCGGCAGCCACCGCGTTCGTGATGGACTCGGCGATACGATCGGCGGACGCCTCGGGGTTATCTGTTTTGTCTCGTTCGGCGAGCATGGCGGCCTTGATCGCCGCTTTCAATGCTGATTTCTGTACGGGCATACGCTTATGGTGTTGGCGGTCCCGACACGCCTGTACTGGTCGGGTGCTTGTGTGTTGTTAATTTTATTTTCTGCGTTCCGGCGGTAACTTCAACGCTGGCGGTGATCTCCCCGGTAACAGTGGTGTCGCCCGTGATGTTCACCTCACCCTCGACGTTCAATTTTTTGCACGCGATCGACAGCTCGGAATCCGGTGCGTTCACGCTCAACTTATGCGCCTTGGCATCATAGAACACCTCGGCGCCGTCAGCGTATTTTACGCCCATAGTGTCAGGTCCAGCCCAGTCGGGTGGTGTGTCCGTATCGCTCCAAAGTACCAATACAATGGCGCCCTGCTCGCAATTCTCGTCCATTGAACACAGCACTTGCGCATTTACCTCGACCGGTATCCAGTGCTTCGTTTTGTAGGTAGCCATAGACGGGATGGCCAGCCAGCCGGAAACGATCTCGTTCTCGTCGAACGAAACACGCGCATAGCCCAGGTTCTCACCCTCGCCGATCTCTGATATTATACCCAGCCGAAACATACCTATACCTCTATTTTTCTAATTGTCGCCGTGGTTACGTACCCGCTTGAATTATCGAGGTCATGAGCCGACGATACCACATGCCACTTTCCGGAAAACTTGCCGATGCCAGTCAGCTCGATATTGATCCCCGCTACCAGCTTGACATTCCCCGCAACGGTGATGCTCCCCGTTATTTTGTCCTTGTTTTTTTCTTTCAACGCACCCTTGGCCTTGGCTTGGGCCTGCGTTTCGTTCTCGGCCGTCACGTCGCCCTGCCACGTGTCGTTTGTCAATGTGCCCTTGCCGCCCTCCTGGTCTGACGGCTCGATCTTCCACCTCTGGACGCTGTTTGTTTTCATGTTACGGGTCGCCACGACGGCGCCGCCATACACTTGGCTTGTTTTGTCCGTGAACGACGCCCTGCTCAACTCGTTTTTATGAATAATCTGCACTACGGGCTGGGCCTCCAGCTCCTCGGTGTCCATGAACACGAGCTGATCTCCGCGTACGGAAAAAACGATCCCGTACTCCTTGGCCAACCCGCTCAAAAATGCGAGATCGGTCTGCTTTTCCTGCGTCTTGCGTTCGACCTCTATTTTTTGCAGGTCGCTGACGTTGCCCACGAGCTTCAGCCCGTGTTTCGTCGCAAAATATTGGGCGATCTGTTTCAACGATTGCTTTTCAAACGCCTTGCTGTTCCGCGATCGCAGCGCCTTGGATATGGCGGCACCGATGGCTTTGATCGTCACCGTGTCGGGCGGAAACTCCAGCCCGATCTCGTCTATCTCAAAGAGTCCGCAATCCAGCGGAGCGTCTGGCGTGCCGATCGACACCTCCAGCGTGTCGCCTTGCTCGGGGTACCAGCCGTTTTGCCAATGCCCTGCGGTGTCCTCGAACGTCAGCGTCAAATCGTCGCTTTCCGCCTCCTCTTTGTCGGCATACGACAATCGGGAGAGGTATGGCGACACGTCGGCGGTTACGTTCTTGCCGTTGACGGTGATTTTCGCAATGACTTTCTCTAACGCTTCCATGGCGGCAGGTCGGTATTTACGTTCATCTCGCTGTCCTCGACGATCGGGATCACCAGCACCGTGCCCAGCGGAAAAACCGCCGTAAGTGGCACGAGCGGGTTGGCGTCCGATATGATGGCGATACCGTCCATGCTGCCGTAAAACTTGGCAGCAAGCAGGTCGATCCGGTCGCCCTCAACGGTCGTATAGTTGAAACTTGACATTTAATTGCCTCCCTCTTTTGTTCCTGCGAACCCCGCTACCGGCGTGGCGCTGGTCGTTACTTTTTCCGCGCTGTCGGACAACTGCCCGACATTCATCTCCAGCACCGACACATCCACCACGTTGTCGATTTTTGCGAGGTTGCTGGCATATGCAATCGCTTCGTCCAATGATGTGGGCAAGTCGCCAGCGCGATCGATTATTTTCTTTGTTGCCGCGACTTTCGTTTTGGCCGACGCATAGAGTCCTTGCGCATCGGCGGCCAGTTGCTGGACCTCGCGCACCCCGCGCTTAAGGCTGGTGGTCCTGCTTTTCACCTTAGCAATCGACTGCTTCATTCCGCTAACCTTTTCCTTGGCTGCGGACACGTCGTTGGTTATACCTGTGGCGGGGCTTGGAGCCGACGCAACAGGCGCCACCGCGATCGGCTTCTGACTACTCAGCGCCCGCCCTGTCGGGGCTGCTTCCTCTTCGCCGGGACTCTCCAGCAAATTCACGGTGACGGTTGCCAGCTCCACCCATCCATCCGCCGCGCACTGCTGGTTGGCGATGTCCAAGCTCGTAATAACGAATTTCCCGACAATTCGCCCGTCTCCGGTAATGTACGGCAGCACCTCGAAAGCGTGCATCGACGCTTTCAACGCATATATCTCGGCCTGCGGATCACAAAATTCTGATGAATATGTGATTGTCAGGCTCAACTCCCGCAGCTCGGCACCAGTCGGCTGGATGGCGTCTTTGTCATTGACACGAGGGATTTGGCCGTATTTTACGGCATCTGCCTCGCTGGTCGATACGGGAGTTTTCAGCCCTTGAAATATGTGATCTCCGAGTTGTGCAAACATGGGTGCCAGCTATTACGCAAAGGACAAACGTGTCTTGTTTTCTTCATATTTACGAATCAGTTCCATGATCTCGTTCGCATGCTGCTTCAGCATTTTTCCGAACTCGTCCCGCACCTCCTGCGTAGTCGATCCGGCGAATGTGATCTGCGGGGCATAGGTAATGGACGGGCCGGTATTCCCGCCGCCTACAATGGTCGAGGTATTCACCGTGCTGGATTGCATCGACTGCGTGATTCCACGGGTCGCTTGCATGGCCACGCCCTCGGTAGCATTTTCGACGATTGCACCCCCTCGATCAAGGCCAACGACCAGCCCCTGCGTGATATTCAGACCATATTCGGCGAACAAACGGGATGGGGAATTGATACCGAGAATAGACTTGAAGCCGTTGGCAATCCTACGGCCGATATTCTTCATTCCCTCGACAATCTTATCGACCATAGAGGTTATTCCATTCCAAAGCCCTTGCAATAGGTTTTTGCCCCACTCATAAAAGCGGGGGCCGAGGTTCTCGAAGAACGTCCCCACATTCTCCCACGCGCCGCGCATCCATTCGACGGGTTGCAGGTTGCTGAACCAGTCTTTGATCCCTCCCCATGCGTTCGAAATGCCGCTCTTGACGTTACCCCAAAGGTTAGAGAACCAGCCTTTCACTGATCCCCATGCCTTTTGCACTCCCTCGCGGGCCTTGCTGATGGTATTTTTGATGCCATCCCAAGCTTTCCCCGCACCGGCCTTGATCCTGCCCCACAAGTTCGAGAACCAGCCCGTTACAGTGCTCCACACCTTTTTGATCGCTTCCCACGCTGCTTTGAATATCCCGACGATAGCGTCCCACAACTTTTTAAACCATGCGGCCACCTCGTCCCAGTACTTGACCAACAATACCACGGCTGCGATAATCGCCATGATACCGGCGACAATCCACACCACTGGACACCCGTACAAGGATGTATTAAATACCCACTGGCCGGCGGCGGCGATCTTCGACCAAACGGAGAATAACGCATATTGCATACGAAACAACAACATGCCGTTTTTGTACTCGCTGACGATTTTGGTACCAATTTTTATGGAATCAGACACTATTCGGAATACCTTACCGAACTGCCCGACGATGAACGTCACGCTACCGATCGCAATGGCAGCCGTGCCTAATATAGCGATCCATTTACCCGTGGTCATCGCTATATTGCCGATTGTGGCGGCCAGTTCGGGATTTTCCTGTACCCATTTTGTTATCTTATCGATAACCTTTGATATTTTTTCGGTTGCCGCCGACAATGCTGGGATCAGTGCTGCACCTAACTGTAACTTAACGCCTTTGACCTGCTCTCCGATATTTTCGAGTTGGTCGCTAAATGCGTCGCCCTTGGCAATCATCTCGTTACTTAACGCAAGTCCCAAACGCTCGGCTTCGGCGTAAAACGCTTTTAGACCGGCCTTGCCATCGTTCAGCATAGGGATCAGATCGGCACCCGACTTGCCGAACAATTCAACCGCCAAAGCGGTCTTTCCGATGCCGTCTTCGGTATTATGAAAAATATCGGCTACATCCTCGAAAATCTCGTTCGGCTGGCGGAGATTACCCGCACTGTCTTTGATTTTGATACCGAGATCCTCGAACGTCTGCATGTACGTCTTATTTCCGCCGGTAGCTTCGGCGACCATTCTGTCGAACTTCACTAACGACGCGGACAATTTTTCAGTTTCGACCCCTGACATCCTACCGGCATACGCAAGTTTTTGGAATGCCTCTACACCGATCCCGGCTCCCCGGGCCATATCGTACATATCACCGGCGTAATCGGCTGTCGATTTTCCAACGGCCAAAATACTACCTCCGACGGCTGCGCTCGCGCCCAGCATGACGGTTCCTGCTTTCGTCATTGAGCGACCTATTTTGCTTGTGGTACGCTCGAATGCAGAAAGTTTGTCCGTCGATTTTTTGACGGCCTCGTCTATAATGCGGCTCATTTTATCCGTTGCAGACAAAATGAACGCTAATTTCAGAGTGTTGGCTGCCATGTGTCGTTATCGCTTTTCGATGCCGGATAATACCACCCGGCGGGGTGTTGTGATCTCTTTTTCGTAAATCTCGACTGCGCGGTCCAAGTAGGCAAAATAATCTTCCACGATCAGATCGAGAACGCCATCTATTCCGCCGCCGGTGAAGTGTGCTAAAAAAACAATATCCGCATGTGGGATTTGTCTGATTAGCACCCTTGCGCCAGCGTCGGACCTTATCCGTTTTTTGAGATGTCCCTTTCTACCTCTTTTTTTGCGTCGGGGAAAAGGAACTCGGTGATCTTATCCATCTCCTCGGTAGTGAAGCCGTCCATCAGATCGTCGTAAACGATCGGCTGACCGTTTACGAGAATTTTGGCGGCCATCAGGTGCATGCCGCGCTCGACGTCCGTCAGGCTCTTGTTGTTGGTTAGCTCCATCTGCTTGCGTACCGTGATACCAATCTCAGCGATCTCGGTGTTGGCGTCGAGCTGGAGCCGCCGCCGAACTGACAAATTCGGCTTGCGATTCAGTGCTTGCTGTCCCATTACAATCCAAGGTTTTGCCTACGTTCAGCCAGCAAGTCCTCGCCGCCGACTTTGTAGATGTTATTGATTACGTCGATTTCGACGATCTCCTCACCGTCTATTTCCAACTTATAATACTGGACGGAAACGGTGGACTCCAGTTCGGTGTCCTCCTTGGCCTTGAACGCGCCACCGGGGAGTGTCTTGGAGTACCCGCGTATGTACATCACGATGGGCTTCTCCTCCGTGATTCCCGTGTTGTCGTATTCCGCTTTGCTGGAACGGATCATCAGGTCCACGGGCTTGAGGAAATTTCCGAAAGCTTTCTGCGCCTCGTTGTCCGGATACGTCCATTTGATCGTCGTTTCGAGTTTATCGAACCCGTTGAAAAACTCGGCCGAACCAATCATGCCCATAGCCTTGTAATCGGTCATAAGGGCCGTAATGGTCGGGGCGGTGATCTCCGACGCCAGCCCGTGCTTGCTGGCATTGTTCACATAGACGTTTGCGTCGTAAACTTTTGCGATATTCATGGCTATTCGATGGTTGAGAGTTTGTTAATGTCGATTTTGTGGTCGAACGTCATGCGCTGCATAGGCACGGCGGGCGTCCACTCGTTGGAAAACGTGACGTATCCCTGTGCCAACTCGGTGGCCGGATTCTTCGCAGGGTCGAAAAAGCACTGCCCGTAAACGATCTTACCTTCGGCTGTCAGCCGGTTGTAGTACTGGTTCACGATGTTGCGAACCAGGTCGATGTCGGCCTGTTTTACCTGCTTAACATCGATAAACTGGGCGCAGGCCATCGTGATCGAACGCTTCATGATCATCAGTGACCGGCGAACGCACTCGAACGCGTCGGGAGTGGTGGTGCTGGGGAACGCTGCGGTGTAGTTTCCCCATTCCACAATGCCGTTGCCGTACATATTAACAACTGTCGTGATGCCTTGTGCGTTCAGCAGGTTGGCCTCACATGTTTTATCTGAGAGCGCGAACGTGATGGGCACGTCGGTACCCTCGATCCCCGTGTAGGCGTGGTTCGACGATGACACATGCCATCCTTCTGTTAAATCGACTTTGGCCCGCAAACCCGCCGCGTAAGCTGACACCGGGAGCGTGAGGTATCTTTCCCCTGGGTCCTCGACATCCGGGTTATATTCCGGGTTCGCAACAAGGACATGCGGGAAAAGAAGCTTTTGCCCGGCTTTGAGTGTGGCAAAGTCACCCTCCGCACCGCGCGACTCAATGGCTTGGTTGAAGCCCCAGCCGTCGGGTGTGTCAATATATGCCATCGCCTCGGTTTTCTCAGTAATGACAATCAACTCCTGCTTCACTGCATCCAATGCGGAATATCGCGGTGCGATGTAGATCATCGGTTCAAAGCCGTATTTGTTTCCTGCGGTCTCAAACAGTTTAAGACCTGTACGCTCACCCGTTTCGGAAACCGTACCCACAATGTCGGCGCCGGTGATCTCGGCGGTGGCATCCTTTACTTTGACGACAAACACCAAGGCGCTGCCGGCAGTGCTGTCTTGCATGCGGATCGCCTTAAGTGCTTCGGGGATGGTTCCTTTTGTACCGAATGCGGCATCGTCCGCCGCGCTCTTGCACAACGTGAGGACGTTAGTGTCGCCCTTATCCGCTGTACCCACCAGCCCGATAACCGCCGTAACGATGTCGTTCACGGGCACCGTGTCGCTGGTGACGTTGATGTGCTCTATACCATGTAAAAAATCTGCCATGTCATAAAATTGTTATACCGTTTCCGGCGTGGTTTGTATTTATCCGGCTATTTCTTTTTGCTGTCAGCCGGTTCGACAGTTGTCGCAGCCACCTCTTTGATTTGGCGGCGGGCTACCATCGCACGAACCGCGATGTCATTCTCTGGCAACTCGACGGCATCGTCTTTTTTCAACGCGTACTCCTTTCGACCTGCGCCGGCCTTAACGCTGAAAACAACGTAAGGACTTACTACCTCGTACTTTTTCATTTTTCAGTAAATTCGTTTTTGATTTCCTTGATCGTCGGCACACTATCGGGGCGGTCTGCTTCGACAGTATAGGCTGCAAATGAAAATGTAAGCGCATATTGCCAATAGTTGTGCAGGCCCGAAACATAGCCGAACGAATTAAAGTAAATGGGTGTTTTCGCACCCAGCATCCGATGCCCCAAAAGACGGGATTTCGCCGCCTCGTAAACATCAAAAAGACCCAGTTTTCCCCGCCGGTTTTTCGCGCGGATGAATAGTTCGCATTGAACGGTTCCCAGTTGAGCCACGACGGCCAACTCCTCGCGTTCGGCGAACTCCGTACCGTTTACCAGCACGAAAATCTGCGGTTTCTCGGTCTGACGCGGCAACTCCAGAGCCTCGATCTTGGGTAACGGCTTGACATCGACACCCGGCATCTGCAACAACGTGACCAGCTCGTCCTCATACCTTTCGTAAGGGGACATGCTGGCGTCTGCCTTGGTTGTCATTGGTTGCTCCATGATCTATTCTTCGCTTTCGGCGTGCGGTGTCAAATGCGCCACATAGGTTTTTCCGTCAAATTTGGTGTCCACCGCAGTAATCAAATACCGTTTTCCACGTATTTCGAGGTATTCGGTCGTTTCGGCATCCACGGCTTGCTTCAGCCCGACGAAATTACCTTCGTAATACTCTGCGGTGGCCGTGCTCGGTCTATATTCGTAGCCCTCGGAGTCTCCGATCTGCGTGGGTTCGCTCGGGTCCTTGAACAACGCCCGTCCGGGAATATTTCCCCGATTTGGGGATAGCCAAACAGCGGGTTCGCCCATAAGGTTGGAAATGGTCGAAGATGCTATTTTGGCCATCCTGTCAAATCGGTTGTTCATACGCTCGGAGGTTATACGTTCAACTTGACCAACACCGTGGTATCGCCTGCGTCGGCAGCCTCCCAAGCGCATCCGACAGCCTTGTTATCCTCGGCCGTTGCCACAATACCGGAACCGTCGGCAGCAGCATACACCTTTTGGCCCTGCGTGATTGCACCGGTACCTTTGGCCAATTCGTACACGCCCGTAACGTTCAACACGACGGTTTCGTCCACGGCGCCGTCAGTAACGGCAACACCAGCGACGTCACCGATTACGCGTACATCACCGCTCTTGATCGCAGTTTCTGCGACTTTATACTCGATGGTCTTACCATCCTGGATGAAGTTTTTCATTGCTCTGTATTTTTAGTTTTTGCTTAAAATAGGGGCAGGCACGATAAATTCCGCCCCTGCGGGAAGTTTGCCGTTACGCTATTTCCCCGCTGCTTTCACGATGCCACGATAGTCGATCGCCGCAGCACCGAAATCGCCACGGACGGCATAGTCCATGGAGTCGGTTTTGAACTCCTCTGTGCTGTCCACACGCAGACCCTCGTTGCCCTCCAGGTATGCGTAGTAGAGACTATCCACTGCATACGGGTCGGCCATCAGATACCAAGCTTTTGGATCGGTCAATCGCGGCTCGACGATCACGTCGAACGCACCGGCGAAAACGTTCACGTCCTCGAACTTGACGGGCGTTGTCGCTGTTACCAGTTTTTTGGCCATCATCTCGTTCTCAGGTGACACAATGAGGTAACGTGGCACCATGCGAATAATCTGTCCCGCGATGTCTTTCTGCTTCATCATCGCCGTCTTTGCCGCCGCAAGACTCTCCTCGCTTAATGCGCTGCTGGCACCCGTGAGGAGGTTGCCGTGGGTAGCATCGAAAATCCCCTTGCCGTCGGACATCTTCACGTTGTCGGTCAGCAGACCCCACACGAGGTTTCCACGGAGCATATCCCAATGGCGGACGAATGCCGACGGGATGATCGAGAACACGCCCAAATCATCGTTGATGAACGCCTGCCGGGTGTAACTGATGCCCTCGCCGAACGTCTCGACGCGGATCTGCTCCTTGCTTTCCTTAAGCGTTGTGTACTTGATTTCTCCACCCTCGGGGATCTTCTTCATGCCATTGGCGACACCGGCCGAGTAAAGACCGCGTGCACGGAAATCGTCCACGCTGGTCTGTCGGGCGATTTTGTCCCAAAACTCCGGTGCGAACTCATACTGTGCCCGCAACATCTTGTTGATCACACCCTCGAACAACAGCGGAAAGTCGCTGGTGCTGTGCGCACGGTTGAAAACCATTTTGGCCACTTCGGAACGATCCAAGCCTCGGGTGTTGATACCGCGCTCGGACAACAGTTCGCGCCCGATCTCTACCATGGTCATGCCGCGAAATTCGCGGGCGCCGGCGTCCAACGAGAACTTGGACGGATAAATGCGGTGCAGCAGTGCGTTCTCCACGGCCATACGCTTCTTGGTGCCAGCATCCAAGCCGGTCGCACGGACACTATGGTTACCGTTCACGCCGTTTTCCTGACTTCGTTTAGCCAGCCGTCGCATAATCGCGGTGCTGCACTGCTCCACGGTAAGATCGGTACCGACCAGTGCCAGCGCGTAATCGGCGGAAAGGCCAGCGGCACGGGCCATTTGCTGGATCGCTTGCGTTCGCTTGCGGTTCTCTTCTGTCTGTTCCGTTCCTCCGGTAGCTTCAGTTACCGCAGCTGCGGCATCTTTAGCAGCTGCGGCTGCATCCTCGGCTGC